GAAGTCAAAATTGAGGAGGATATTAACAAATTATACGAATTACCATATGATAAAGATAATTTAATATTATGTGCAACACAATTAATTAAGGATAAAATAAAACTCAAAAATAAAAACGATATCAATACTATCAATGCAGCACAAGGTATAACTGTTAAAAACATACATTGGTATATACAAGATATACATATGTTACCAGAAGATAAAGTAAAATACATTTATGTAGCGATGAGTCGTTGCACAAATCGTTTGGTAATGTATGGCGATAAAGAAGAAGTACAACAAATATATACCATATTAGGCACAGCAGTAGATAGAGCAACACATGTATTTGATATACCAATTGTAGAACGCACAGAATTCGTAAGAGAAACACCACCACATAAATATCACACTCACGTAAGGCAATTAGGTAATAAGAAAGTAACACAAAATTCAATTGAAGATACATTAGATAGAATTTTTATACCAACTAACGATACAACAACATCTGTGATAGATTATAAAACTGATGTTATCATACAAGATCTAAGTCAGAAAAGATTCAAAATGACAATGGATATGATGGGACCAGATGTAATTAAAATACAAGGGAAAAGATTTGGTAGACGTCAATATCAAAAATTTTATCATGGTAAAAACACTAAACAAACATTAGATTGTTTATTACATAGGTATTCGAAACCGACGAAGAAAATGTCAGACAAAATGATTGATAAACATATCGAAGGCTTTGATAAATTTATGAAGAAAGATTGGATTAAAAATATAAGAAAACAAATGACGCCAGAAATAATTATGTCAGCAACAACAGCATATATACGTGAATTACAAAAGAAATTCCCGAAAGAAGATGTATTGTCATATTATGATTACTTAAATAATAAACCACAAGATGATGTGGTAAAAGAAATATCAAAGATTAAAGATAAAAAACTTAAGAACATCATCAAAACTATGATGGATGGTAAAGAAAGTAAATTAACGGATCTTGAAAGGGAATGGGATGATAGTTATCATCAATTAATTAATTTCCATTTGAAACGTCAACCGAAAGAAGTAAGATCACCAGGGTATGACAGTATATTTAAAGCAGGGCAAGGAGTATCGGCATGGAGTAAGCTAATGAACATCATATTTTCAACTTTTACAAGGGTATACGACAGTTTGATCAAAAATTATGTATTAGATAACGTACAAATATCATATGGCGAATCAGATGCAGCATTAGGTAAATTCTTTGAAACAAAACATAAAATCATAAATAGTAAATCATTTGAGAAAATGATGTGTGATTTTACTGAATTTGACAGCTCACAAAACGAAAAAGCAATGATTGCATCAGTTATGATGTTGAAAGCAATGGGTTTACCATCACACATATTAGATCATTATCTACATCGTCGTAAAGAATGGGTACTATACGTTAAGAACAATACAGGTGCAGTTGATTTAACTGTATATTTGGATGGTGTTTGGAACCAACATTCAGGTCAACCATTCACATTGGGTGGTAATACACAATACAATATGTCAGCAATTGGAATGTGTTACAATTTCAAAGATTTTCAATTTGCAGCATTTAAAGGCGATGATTCAGTTGTCGTAGCAGCTAAAATAGAAGAATGCTTAGAAGGTACAGATAGATTACAAGATTTATGCGGTTATAAATTGAAAGCATATAAAGTCAACATAATGGAATATATAGCAAATATTATAACACCATGTGGTTTCTTTCCAGATGTAATACGTAGAGTAAGTAGAATATTATCTAAGATTTATGTTACAAATGATGATTGGGAAGAAATACGTAAGAGCACAGCTGATTGTTTGGATGTTATACAGGATGATGAAGCATTACATATAGGACTTGAAGTAGCGAAGAATTTTTATGCACAGTTTAATATTATGATTACAATCGAAGAACTAGAAGATTTCGTTAGATTTTTGAAACAAATAGTAAACAGTAAAGGTTTGGATGAAATTGATGTTAAAATGTGGCATATTGAAACATTAAAACATTAAATCAAAATTTCATACAATCCTTTAATACATTTTCAAACCGATAACAATAATAATATATTCACAATCAAATCAAATCAATTTAAAATTTTAAATCATTATGTCTACTGAAACAAATATAGGTACCATACAAGGTGTTAAAATCAATGCATCAACACCTGCAGGTGCAGCATATGTCAAGAAAGTAACACATCCACCAAGTAATATGTCATCAGATTATCTTGGTAGACCAGATTGCTCATCACCAAATGTTGTATTAATAGAACTTAAATCTGAACAAAATGTAGCACCAATATTAGTTGTACCAACATCCGCGACAGCTAATAAAACAGTAAATCCATCATCAATGCTATTTTTACAGTCATCGGGCGCAGTTGTATCTAATTATGTATTCTTATATTTATCAGATGCATCAATATCAACAAAAGGTTGGGTACAACCACAAGGACAATTAGCAATAACGACGGGTCCAGAATTACAACCAACTGTGACACAGACAACAACACAAAGTACTAACATGGCAGGTTATTCATTTAGTAATTGGCAAAGTGATGTTGCGAGCCATCGTAAAACATACAAATCATCAACGTATTATTTAAATGCCACAAATTTCAATAACCAAGGTGTAGTAACAACAGCAAAGTTTAAACCAGATATAGTACAAGGTTTGAGTTTATTATCACTTTACGATTCACATCGTGGTGATAATAAATCGACAACTAGTTTACTTAATGCTACACGTGCAAGTTTGAATATGAAAGGTTATACAATGAAACACAATCAAAAACCACAAGAAACGTATAACAAAAATCAACAAGATGATGAATTTATAGTATTGGATAACAATGGTTATAAATTACCAGGTGAACAAATGTCTTATCAAATACTAGATTTCGGTACATTTACAACACAACAAGGTGCAGATTTACCATTCAGTAATCAGATATTTTATAACACATTGTTGCCGGAAACAAGTAGCCAAGTATTGATGTCATCACCAAAATCATCAACACGTCCAGCAAAAGATGGAGCATTTGTAGTATTACAACAAGAAGATGAAATTATACCTTGGGTAGCGAACACTGCAAACAACGTATTATCAGTACCAGCAGGTTTGACACTTTCATTTATGCGTTATTCTGTATCCGGGGTAGCAACATACATCCCATTATATTCATCAACGCTTACAGGTAATACTTATTCGCCATCAACAGCAGAGGTACAATGGTCTTCATTGGATTGGTCAATGACACTGTTTGAAGGGTTGACAGTACCAACAACTGTAGGTACCACATTAACATCGGTACCTTATGTCACTGTTAAATCATTTGTCGGATTAGAAATACAACCAAGATCGACATCAAGTATCACATCATTCCAAAGAACATTACCATTACCAGATGATGATGCAATTAGAATGGTTATAGGTATTATGCACGCAAGACCTGATTCATTACCAGCATCAGCAAATGATTTAGCATCAATTGCAACTACTGCTATTAAATTTATACCAACAGCAGTTGAATGGCTTAAAAATATCTTTGGTTCGAAAACAGAAGAAAAGAAAGTTGTTGATAAAGAAATCAATAAAAAGATGAAAAACAACAACCAAATTAAACCAAAGAAAATGCAGAAACGTGGCAATGAAAATACAAGAATGTTGGAACAGAAAATTAATTCATTGACAAATTCAATCAATCGCATGAAATTATTAACCAATAAGTCGGTTGAACCAGCAACAAGATTACCATCTTATGGTAACCAAATGAACAAACAAAAACCAAGAAATAACAAAATGATTAAAACACAAGTTTATGAATCACGTAGACAAAAACAATGATTTTAATATAATTAATTTAATCAATTTACTTATTTGCTATTCGCCTCAGTCTAAACTCTAATAGTTTGACTAGTGACACTATTTATATATTTATTCAAATTAAATTCAGCGGG